TCGGGGAGTATGGCGACGTGACCCAGAGACCTCACTACCACTTAGCCATGTTCGGGCTCTCCAACTGTCGTTTCGGAACGACACAGCTCACTAAACGCAAAACTCGGTGCTGTCCCGAGTGCGACTTCGTCCAGGAGGCATGGGGCCTCGGCAATGTGTACCTGGGCGAGCTCAACAACCAATCAGCGCAATACATCGCTGGTTACGTCTGCAAGAAAATGACAGGCAAGTCAGATATTCGGCTTGACGGACGTCACCCGGAATTCGCAAGAATGTCACTCCGCCCTGGAATCGGGGCGGACTTCATACCAGAGGTGGCGTCCTCGCTAATGCAACATGAAATTGATACGGAAGATGTCCCTAATGTGTTGCGTCATGGGCGTGCTGTTTATCCTCTGGGACGTTATCTCAAAGGAAAATTGAGGGAACATTTAGGCCGTGCAAAGGAGGTTCCAGACTCAGTCAAAAGCAAAATGGATCAAGAGATGCAGCCTATGCGAGCGTATGCGTTCGCGAATTCGCTTCGTCTCAAAGATGTGGTCAAGGAGGCGTACCACGGTCAAACGCTTCAGGCAGAAAAGCGCTTCGCGCTGAAACGAAAAAGAGGATCAATATGAAACGTGGCAAATTTAGTCTCTCGAATTACAAGCTTCTGTCGGCAGACATGGGCGAGCTCATCCCGTGTGGTATCTGGGAAGTTCTCCCAGGTGATACTGTTCAGGCCGCTACTTCCGCCTTGCTGCGGGCGTCTCCGCTCCTGGCTCCTGTCATGCATCCAGTCGACGTCAGAATTCATCACTGGTTCGTCCCTCACCGTCTGGTCTGGGAGGATTGGGAAAATTTCATCACTGGTGGTCCGGATGGTCTCGACGCCTCTGTATTTCCCACTATTACTATTGGCGGTGGGACAGGCGCTGCTATCGGTTCTCTTGCTGATTATCTGGGCGTTCCGACCGGTGTGAATAATATCGAAGTATCCGCGCTTCCGTTCCGGGGCTATTCGCTTATTTGGAATGAGTGGTACCGCGATCAGGATCTCCAGACGAAACTCACCATCGACAAAACTTCCGGCGCCGACACGACGACGAACACAACTCTCCAGAACATCGCCTGGGAGAAAGACTATTTCACCAGCTCGCGCCCCTGGGAGCAGAAAGGCGCCGGCATTACTATCCCGCTTGGCGACGAAGCTCCGATTGTTGGTATGGGTTCGACTAACCTTGCTAGTTGGAATACTGGCACAACGGACTACTATCAGAATATCACCGGCACTCTTACTGAGCCCGGTTCCAAGTATTGGCAGGGTGCAGCCAATTTGATGTTCGAGGCAAAGCAGGTGGGTGGCGACCCCGGAAGTCAAACCACTAATATTCGCGCTGATCTTTCAAGCGCTTCAGCAATCACGGTTACCGCACTCCGTGAGGCAATGGCACTTCAACGCTACGAGGAAGCTCGTGCAAGGTTTGGGTCACGCTATGTTGAGTATCTCCGTTATCTCGGCGTTCGTTCTTCCGACGCTCGCTTACAGCGTCCTGAGTACTTGGGTGGTGGCAGGGAGACGATCCAGTTTTCGGAAGTCTTGCAGACAGCAGAAGGCACCGATCCAGTCGGCGCCCTCAAAGGTCACGGAATCGCGGCTATGCGTTCCAACCGCTACAGGCGTTTCTTCGAGGAGCACGGTTACGTGTTTTCTTTCATCTCGGTGCGCCCTAAGACGATCTATGCCCAGGGCTTGCCCCGTCACTTCAACCGGCGTGTCAAAGAGGATTTCTGGCAGAAAGAGCTGCAGCACATTGGCCAACAGGAAGTTCTCAATAAGGAAGTGTACGCGGCTCACGCTACTCCAGACGGGACGTTTGGCTACCAGGATAGGTACGACGAATATCGGCGTACCGAGTCAACTATCGCCGGTGGGTTCAGAGACAATCTGGATTTCTGGCATTTCGCCCGAATCTTCGGATCGACCCCCGCATTAAACGGCGATTTCGTCAAGTGCGTCCCGACAGAGCGCACATTCGCCGTACCATCGGAAGACGTGCTATGGATCATGACCAAACACTCAGTCCAGGCACGACGCCTCGTTGCGCAGACTGGCAAATCATTTATTTACTAGGAGGTTAAAATGAAAAAGATCAAAGGCCTCGAGGTCGAGGCAAAGTCCTACAAGTCCAATATCGGGCGTCTGGACGAAAAGGGCCGCGAGATACTCGACGGCCGTCCTATGGAGCCCCCAGTGGGCTACAACCCCCAACCGTCATTGATGGACAAAATTCGCAAGATGGTTCACGACGCTCAAATTCAGCGCGACCTGGCAAAGGCTGGCGCTGAAACATTCGATGAAGCCAACGATTTTGACGTTGGCGACGATTACGATCCCAGCTCTCCCTGGGAGCAATATTACGAGCCTACCCCCTTCGAAGCATTTATCGCGGACAAGGAACAGGCACAGAAGGCGGAGCCGCCCCGGGAGCCCCCAAGCGGAGGGGCGGCGCAGCCCCCTGCAGAAGGCACTCCAAAGCCCGTGACGGGCTGATCTACAGTACATACACTTGATATGTACTGTGTTAGGTGACACCAAAGAGGACAAAAAACGATGGCAAGAGGAAGGTCCCAAAGGTCTTCAGGGCTGCGCGAAACCTCTGCTTTCGCTAACCGAAGGTTGACAGCCTTAAACTTCACTACCAGACCGTTAACCTTCCTCCAAACCATCGAAGATCGCAGAGACTTCCACCCCGAGCAGGCCCTCAGGCCTGCTCGGTCTTTCTCTCGATCGGTCCATAGGCTGGCCGTTCCGTCTCGACGGACGGGCAGACTTCCAATCGGGGTCACCTTTGAGAATCCTACAAAGGTTCTCGTATGCGTCCGACGCAAGTCCAGGCGCGAAGTTCTTTTCGCAGCTGGACGTACTGGCAAGGGCTCTGCCCTGGGCAAGCGTCGACGCAATCACTATTCCGAAATTCAATGTTAGGAGATCATCATGCCTTGGGCAGCAGTCGCCAATGCAGTTGGCAGTCTTGCAGACAGTTTCTTCGACAGTCAGTCTGCGAAACAAAATATCAAGCTTCAAAAGCAATTCGCCCAGGAGGGCATTCAATGGAAGGTGGCAGATGCCAAGAAGGCGGGAATTCACCCTTTATATGCGTTGGGTGCGCAAACCCATTCTTTCGCTCCGGTTCAAACGGGCGGTGGCAACTTTTCGCAAATGGGCCAGTCCGTGGGTCGCGCGATTGACGCTTATCGGGATCGCGGTGAGCGCCTGGACGGTTTTACAAAAGCTAGTCAGTCTTTGCATTAGATAGTGCCAAGCTGGACAATGACATCAAAAAGGCGCAGCTCGCTTCTCTTACAGCTACCATCAATCAGGCCGGCACTCCCCCGCCGGTCCCTTCCACAAGAAGTCGGTATCTTATCGACGGTCAAGGTTCATCCGGGAAGGCGCTTATTCAGGACGTGCCTATGCAGAGGGTCGTCAGTTCTCCGGAGGCACTCCATCAAGAACCGGGTGCCATACCCGAGGTCGGGTTTCAGCGTACTCGCACCGGTGGCTATGCTGTCACGCCATCAAAGGACGCTAAAGAGCGTATGGAAGACGATGTGTTCAGCGAGGTTGCTTGGGCTATTAGGAATCGGCTCGGCCCGATGCTCGGTGGGTCGAATATGGACCCACCTTTTAAAGCGCCGCGTGGTAAGCGTTGGGTGTGGTCTACGCTTAATCAGGAATATCAGTTAGTAAACGGCGAGAATAAACCTCGTCGTCCGTCTTGGTTCTGGAATTAGGAAGGAGGTGATTTCAATGCGTGGTCGTAGAGGTCGCAGGTCTTATGGTCGTGGTCGTCGGGTGTTTTCCCGGCGCCGCGGTTCAGCGGGCCGGCGCCGGCGTTCAGCCGGACCACTTCGCGTAGGGTTCCGGATGTAATGAAATGTTCATCCCCTTACGTTCATATGAGCCAGGCACACCCATGTGGTCAGTGCCTGGCTTGCCGTATCAACAAAAGGAGACAATGGTGTCACAGGATAATGCTGGAGAGTTTGCTGCATCCGCAGAACTCGTTTTTAACATTGACGTACCAGGACGAGAACCTGCCGATATCGAGCAGCGGTTTGCCGACCTTGTCGCCGAAGCATTCAAGAAACTTTATGAAGAGAATCCGGAAGCGAGCAGAGCCTCTTCGCTTGAGGTATTTTCTAGTCGGGGAGTATGGCGACGTGACCCAGAGACCTCACTACCACTTAGCCATGTTCGGGCTCTCCAACTGTCAATACGGCTCGACCCAGTTAACTAAGCGCAAGAAGTCTTGTTGCGCTCAATGCGATTTCGTCCAGGAGGCATGGGGTTTTGGCAATGTGTACCTGGGCGAGCTCAACAACCAATCAGCTCAATACATCGCTGGCTATGTCTGCAAAAAAATGACCGGTAAATCCGATATCCGTCTTGACGGCAGGCATCCAGAGTTCGCAAGAATGTCACTCCGCCCTGGGATCGGGGCGGATTTCATACCAGAGGTGGCGTCCTCGCTAATGCAACATGAGATTGATACGGAAGATGTCCCTAATGTGTTGCGTCATGGGCGTGCTGTTTATCCTCTGGGACGTTATCTCAAAGGAAAATTGAGGGAACATTTAGGTCGTGAAAAGGAGGTTCCGCTTTCAGTCAAAAACAAAATGGAGCAAGAGATGCAGCCTATGCGAGCGTATGCGTTCGCGAATTCGCTCCGTCTCAAAGATGTGGTCAAGGAGGCGTACCACGGTCAAACACTCCAGGCAGAAAAGCGCTATGCGCTAAAACGTAAAAAGGGATCAATATGAAACGTGGCAAATTTAGTCTCAGCAATTACAAGTTACTGTCGTGCGATATGGGCGAGCTCATCCCGTGCGGTATCTGGGAAGTTCTTCCTGGCGACACTGTCCAGGCCGCTACTTCCGCCTTGTTGCGGGCGTCTCCGCTCTTGGCTCCTGTCATGCATCCAGTCGACGTCAGAATTCATCACTGGTTCGTCCCTCACCGTCTGGTCTGGGAGGATTGGGAAAATTTCATCACTGGTGGTCCGGA